TTTATGTTTCTTCTGCGAAGCGTTTCCATTTGCCGATCAAGAGCTTGGTTGCGTTTATTAATCTCAGACATCTTTTTCATATCAGATTCAACAAACTTCTTACGAGCAAATTCTGAACCCTTATCTAAAGCAACTCCTGCAATTATTCCAACTGGCGTAGTTTTTGCTATCTTAGCAACCTTTGCTACCTTAGCAGCCTTTGCTGCTTTTTCAGCGGTTACTTTTGTCATATACCTTTTAGCTGCATTTTTTTGTGTTCTACGAAGTAATCGCTCTGCCTTTTGTTTTTCCCCTGGCGTTGGAGTATTGAGGGTTTTTTGATTACTTATATCGCCCAAACTGCCCTTGGGATATGACTCCTTGGTAAGAAATCTTTTATCTTTTGGAGTAATATGCCCCCTAGTTCTAACGGTTTTAAGAGCTTCTTTATAGCTCTTTCTATTTCTTGTTCTTTCGCTCATATATATTACCCTCTTTTTTTGCTCTTTTCTTTGCCATTCTTTACGAGTGATTTGAGTAGCTTCGCTTGCCCGGCGTGAGCCTTCGATGCTTGCTCAAGCTTTCTTGCGACGGTTAGTATTTTCCTGTGCATTTGATTTCCTTAATACTTTGAAGTCAGCCTCCGTAATCTTGTTACGAGGTGCGGCAACCCTAGCTATCTTCTTCTGTTTTGGACTGTATTTGCTGAATGGCATTACTTCTTCTTCTTTTTCATAGCCATCTTCTTCATCCCCTTAGCCTTAGCAGCTTTAGATGGACGACCCACTTTGCTTCCGTATGTTCCTTTTCCCATTGGCATAATATTATCTTTCCTTTATTTGATTAATGATTTAACCCAAGCAACAAGCTTGGATACGACGGATTTTACCTTACTGATAAATGTATCTTTAGTTTTGCAGATGCAGCACTTCATAATTATTTCTTTCTTTTATTGTGGAAATCGAAAAGGACTTTTACCTTTTCTGTAAGGGCTTCTAGGTTGTAGTGCATCCGGGCTAGCACCACGATGAGGGTAATGATACCAATAAAGATGGGCCAGAGGGATGATATGATTTGTAAGGTTTCATTCATTTAATAGTAGAGGAGCCGAAGTAGAATCCGACAATGGCTAAAACTGTTTGACGAACCTCTGGTAGTATAAGGTATCCGTTGAGGGTCTGATACTTGATTCCTTTGAATAGACCAAAGAAGTGAGATGTCTCCTGCCCTACCGTAACTCCCTCAGGGCTGTGAGCCAACAAAAAGGGGGCTACAACGACCGCAAACAGGACAGTGCATACTATGACCCTCCTGACCCACTCACCGCCCCTTGTAGCGGCTTTCTGGTGGCTTTCGTCAGCGGCTGCTTGCTTCTTGATCATAGCGTCCACAGTGCCTTGCTGATTAGCGACAAGCTGTCCAATCAGTTTAAAGATAAAACCAGAGGCTCCTCCTCCGATCATTGCTATGAGTTCAGGGGTCATTTGTTTCTTAGTTCCTTGATTACCTTGATTGCGGATACGGACATATAGATGAAGGTTGATAGACCAACGGCAAAGCCAAGCACTTCGTTAACTGGGGCTAGTTCTATGGTAGCGATAAAGCCTCCTGTTCCGATTGTTGATCTGTAGATAATATCTTGCATAGCATTTAGTCTTCGTCAGGGTCAGGTAGGGGTGTGTAGTGATCAACGGTTGATGCCTTCTCGGACTCGTCCAGGTCGTAGTCCGTTACGTCCAATGCCCAGGTGTGGTCAATAGTCTCGGCAGGGTAAGTAAGCCAACGTGTGCCTATGCCGTTGTCCTCGACCCAGTAGTCAAAGCCAATCTCCTTGCCTTCTTCGTCGGCTCGCTCAATGGCGGCCTCCTTGCTTGCGTATATTAGATAGAGCATTAGAATATTGAGTAATGATTGTTAATGTTAGTTTCAAGGGCTGTACGGTTAGCTGTTTGGTCAGAGTTGTAAACTATAAACTCCTGAATAGTCCCATCAAAATTGTCAACAAATGCAGTTCCAAATCGCTGTCCAATTTTTAGTTCGGCACTTGCACTAACTCCACTAAAAGATGCACTTGTAGTGGTAAAGGAACCTCCATTGAGTCCTACTGATATATCAGTAGTGTGCAGATTCGTAGTAAGGTTTTTTTGTGTTGCCGCTGATACTCCCGCCTGTGCGCCATTGATTTCTGTACGAATTAAATTTGAGGTATATTGTGCAAAAAATCTATCAGTTTGCGAAGAACCAAAAGCAAACAATCCATTAGAACTTAAAGAATCTGGATTATTAACGCAAAATATTGTTTTTGAAGAACTGGCAAATCCAGTTCCTGCACTTAATGCATCATTACTACCATCAAATTCTAATTCTGGAACTCCTGATGAATCTACAACTAAGGAACCAGCACTAACAATCTTAGGTTGATTTGCAGCAGTTGTTTGCACGGCATCCTTGCCATTGCCTGACTGATCATACCAAGTCTCTACAAAGCCGTCCACTTGGTCAAACCCTGGGTCTACACCAGATGGTAGGTCAATGCTGTAGACTTCACCGATGTTAGCTTCAATGGCTGTGCGGTTGTCTGTTTGGTCAGACAGATAAACAATAATTTCTTCTATTGTGCCAGCAAAGTTAGAACCACCACCAATTTCTTTAAAATCATTGGTAGTTAATGATTGGCTTCTTGTATTATCAGAAGATGCTGTGCCATTTTCAAAACCATTTACATTGGTAGCGTCAGATGTAACTGACATTATTTTTCTGTTTGTGTTACTGCTAAAATTAAAACTATTATCAGTGTTAGAATTAGCTACAGCTTTATTTGTTATTGCATCAGAATAGAAACCTATACCCCGTCCGTTGGTTGCATTGGTCAACAAATTTGGAAAATTGGCTGACCTAGCTGTGCTTGTTTTTGCAACGGCAAAAATACTATGCGCTGAACCAAGGGAAACTGAAGAACCTAAATCAAATTCACTTGAGTCAAACAGTAAGCCGCCATCAGCGTTTAAAGCACCAGCACTAACAATCTTAGGTTGGTCTGCAGCAGTTGCTTGAGTTGCGTGATTACCTGTTGCTGTATCTCCTGCTTGCGTGGTTACACTTTGGTCATACCAAGTTTTAACAAGTCCTGCTCCCTTGAAAACCGTTACCTGAAAGTTACTAATATCAAAGTCAGCATTATCGTCTCCTTCTGAGAATGTTAATGAACCCGCCAGGTTATCGTCGTATGTAAATTCAAACGAGTAAGATCCAGTTGAATTGACTGAAAGAGGAGAGTCAGAAACTACACTTGCTAAATTGCTACCAGATAAAGCAGTTGCCCTCCTTGGAAGAAACTGAGGGGTTCCTGACCGAATAACGGCATCAAACGAAACTGTAATTTTATCTCCTGACTCAGCAGTATAAGGCCAACCGCAAACTCCAGTTGCCGTATCGGTAGTAGCTGTAAACCCAGTGGAACTTGCATTCGTTAACGTAAAACCATTGTTACCTGAAGAGTTAGTAACCGTCCCTAAGGTTTGTATTTCATTTACAAAAGCTAACAAAGTTCCGTCGGTAACCTCAGTCGCCGTAAAGGACTTCAGGGCATCGTCAGAGCTACGACGCACTTGGCACACATATTTACCATCAGCACGGGCTACAGTATCTCCAGTAGCCGCTAAGGTAGCCTGACGTGTCCCTAGGCTACGCAGTGAGTAAGCAGCCTTAGCAATAAGGAAGTCACCATCACGGCCCGTTGCACTCAGTGCCTGTATGTCCAGGGGTGCTACCACTTGAGCATTTACAAAGTCAACCAAAGCACCAGAAGATACTTCGGACGCTGTGAAGTCCTGCTCGTGGTTGTCACTTCCTCGACGCACACGCACAACCTTGGGATCACCACCAGTAAGACTACGGAGGCTGTATGCCGCCGCAGGATCAGGAGCAATCTGTGTGATGCTCTCTCCTACTTGGTTCAGCCTACGCTGCTGACCCAGGGCTGAGTCAAGGCTAATATGCATATTAGACCTTGTGTAGTTGCACTAAGCTAGCAGCACCGCTTACGGTTACGCTAGTGAAGTTACCATATATAATTGTACCTGCTCCAAAGGATGTAAGGAGGTCGGCAGAATTTTCTACATTAGTAGCGGTCAATGCTGAAAGGGTTGAATCCTTCAGGAACTGGATAGCTCCAAACGTACCAGCGGTTGCACCGTCAGCAGCATTGATTACTATTGAACCTACGGAGCTGAACTCCAGTGCGTTATTTCTTGAACTTGCCATAATTGTGTATTATATCACAGGGGGTTACTATCTAGATTGCCGATTAACGTAAGTCGAGAATCGTTTGTTAATTGTGTTGTTGTTAGATCGAATGTCTATCTTCTCTAGCTCCAAGGCTAGGTAGGTCTGAGCCACCTGCTCTTCGGCTAGGGCTTGCTCCTGACGGTTCTGAACCCGCAGGAAGTCAGCATATACAGCGTGAGCAATGTAATTGAAGAACTCACCCGGAACTTCTACTACAGAATTGTAGTAATCCGAGGTTACGGTAAAGGGAGTGAACTGCTTCTTGTAGGAAACAAATGCCGATGTGTCATTTGTATTAGAAATGTTTAGTAAATTAGCTCCGTCAAAGTCTACAAAGAACTCATATTCAATGGCTGAGTTGTTTACAAATGCTCTCTTGCGGTGTATACGATTAAAATCACCAATAGTTGTTTTAGCAGATTCATTATTAAGTATCGCTTCTTCAGCATAAGGAACTATATATTTTTTAACTACCGAAAGAAGATTGGAACCAGCGCGCGGTGTCCAAGTTGTTACATCTTCTACTGCATCATTTTTAGTTGTATCTGCCTCAGTAAATTGAACCGTTCCAGCACTGTTAAGCGATATTTTTCCATCCGAAGACCGAGCTTCTGTTGGGTTTATTCCAGTAGCAACAACCCAGGCGTTAGCAGTATTTTTGTAAATATAAGTGGCTGAAACACTACCCACAGCACTTATCTCCCTGTAGATATTGGTGTCAGCTTTTGCTATTGCTCCTCCTCCTTCTGCGTTTCCAGAATTAATACCCATAAATTTATATTTACCATTTACGGCGGTACTAGTGCTAGAGGTTGCACCTGATAGTTCGTAAAGAGCTAATGCTCTTTCTTCGGAAGAAACAAAATACCTAGGCCATACTGGGCTTTCGTCAAATGCCTGTTGGAACCTACGGTTAATGAAGTGACTTACTTGGTCCTGTTCGCTTACGTCAAGTTCTCCACCAGTTCCTATAAGTCCTGATGTTATCTTAAATAGGTCGCCGTAGGTTCTGGTCTGCATTATATTTTATTTGGAGTAAGTTCAGGAAACTTCTTATTGTAATACTTTAAAAATTCTTTAGAATGCACAGTCTCTTGACCGTACTTCTGTGTAAGTCGGAAATATTCTCTTGCGGGAATAGTTGCAACTGGTTTGCCAAGTGTTGGGTGTGTAGTCCCCTTTAGTGCTTGGGCTTCTTTGGCTGCCTGTGCAACCCTCTTTTGTTCTGTTTGCTTTTCTAAATTAAAGCCGTTTTGAATCTCCTTCATAAAGGCGCGATCAATCTCGCCATCCGAGTAGCGTTTAAAATTAGGAACAATAATATCCATATTAAAAAGGCGGGGGGCTTGCGCCCCCCAACCAGATTTTAATTATGCGTTCAAGCGACGAATGCGAAGTAGAAGAGTCATCTCTCCACTTGTGCTTACGTCGAGTCCGCTTGCGGAGATAACAGTAATGTTACCATCAGCAGCAGCTACAATCTTAGTGTTGTTGGCCGCGCCACCATCAGATAGCGATGCGCCAGTGTCAACTTTGATTTGTACAGTATTAGCATTTGAGTTTAGGATAAATGCTTCTGTTGCAGCAGAACCTGCTGTTACAGTTGCATCGTAGCCAACTTTAACATTGGAAGAAACGCTAAACGCTTCAGTAATGTTAAGTGCAGCACCTTCGATGACATCACCTTCTTTGACTGGAATAAGAACCTGTGTGGTTGTATTTCCAGCGGCAGTTGTGAAGTCACCTGGTGTTAATTTGATTTCGTCTGTGTAGCCAGATGTTCCAGCTTCATTTACAGTTAAACGTGACATATTATTATATCTCCTTTGTTAATGATTAAGATAGTGAAACGATCTTACCGTGAGCACCAGGGTGGTATACACCGAGGGTCAAAGCACAATCAACGAAACCACGCTCACCGCCACCAAGATTTGGTAGACGAGTGCTTCCCATTGGGATAAGCTCGTGAACACCGTAGTATTCTGGGTTAACAACATAACCGCAGATTGCATCTGTGCCAGCTTGTGTGGGCATACAGTCAGGGTTAGCGTTGACAACAGAAACGATTCCGTGGTCGGACTGATAGAGGTCAACAGATAGCTTGATGCTACCGCTGTTACCATCGTAGTTTACTGAACGGATGTTTTCGTTGGCTATTCCAGAAACACGAGCAAAGTCACTGATGTCAGAACGAAGAGCAGTGTCAGCAACAAGCATAAGATTGTCGCTTGTTCCAGTTACCTTGAAGATAGAGGAGATAAGAACGTTAAGTTCTGATTCAGCGAAAGTACCGTCAGTTACATTTGCGATGCTTGTGTTTGGAGTTTGGAATGTAGAAGGAACATCGCTAGGAGTTCCTGCTCCACCAGTGTTACTTGGGGACTCAATCCATTTACCAAGACCACGAAGTGCGTTAGCAACACCAGCGCCGTTTTCAACAGCGGAGTCTTGTGTGCCAGCAAGTGTAGCTTCAACGTCGCGTTTTAGTTCGCGGATAGCTTTGGCTTCAGCCTGAGCGATCTTAGCGGGACCAACAGAGTCGACAGCTTCTTGCATGTCGGAAACCATGTAGTCACGGCGAAACTTTTGAACACGATTGCCGAGACGAGCACGGCCAGCGAATTGATCAGTGAATGCAGTAACGTCAGCACCTTCAGCTATGCCAGCAGTCTGTGGAGCCGAAAGGCTATCAACAGTCCACTCAACATTAGTTGCGGATGCGCGTTCTTTATTAGCAGACGAAAGGATAGGAGTTTCTTCTGGAGCGAGGATAGTCAAGACATCAGTCAAGTCTTCGCGGTTAGAAACACCAGATCCTGTATTAGTAGTATCGAATGTATTTGAGAATGACATTGTAATTAATGATTATAATGAGTTATTGTGTTTATGAGCTAGTGCTCATTTTGAGTTTTCGAAGAGCAGCAAAATCTCTAGCATTACCCGTCTCTTTAAACCTGGCTTCTAATTCTTTTAGAGCCTTGGCAGTTCTTCCCATTCCTTTCTCGGATTGGGCAGAGGCTGGATTACCTGTTCTTGGAGGATTGAGCGTAGGAGCCTTTTTAGTTTGACCTACTGGTTTGCGTCCATATATGCTATTTGTAGCATGGGCGAACCAATAGTCCAACTGAGCAGCAACATCTGGTGCTTCACGTTTCAAGACAGTTTTTAACTTCTTGAATCTATCATCACCTACAGTAGCCTCAAATTGTTTGCGTAAGTCATTGTCATTCCCATCCAACCAATCTAGTTCTTTTTTGGCTTGCTGGTTGAATTGCTCTGTAAGCTTTTCACCCTGCTCTTGTGCCTGAACTTGTTTTAGTTGGGCGGGAAGAAAAGTTTTCTGTGCCTTCCGGGCTTTCAGTAAAGCCTGTCGAACATCCTTCTTTGTCCAATCCTTACCCTCAACTGTGGTTACTATATCATCTGCGCCGTAGCCATCACTTTCAAAGATTAAGTCTTCAGCCCATTCAACTACTTGGTCAACCTCAGCGGATTTCTCTTGTAATTTATCTATAGTATCTAGATTCCCGTATGGGTTGTTTTCAACCTTTTTCGCTTCTAATGGGTTTGGCTTCTCTTTGAGTTGTGCCTCTAACTGAGTAAGCTTTTCTTCGGCAGCCTTGCGTTTTGCAGTCAATTCACCGAATCGAGCTACAGCACGGCTACCTAGCTTGTCTGCTAGTTCGCGCAAATCCTCCTCGGACATATCGTCCAAGTCCAACTGTGAAAGAACATCTTCGGATTCTTGGGATTCCTCGGCGGCTTCTTCAGTCTCTTCGGCTTCAGATTGCTCTTCTACCTCTGATACTTCTTCTACCTCCTCGTTCTCCTGCTCAGGGGCTTCTTGGGGTTCTTCTTCCTTGGGCTGTTCAGTCCCTGGAGTAAGCTCACCAATTCGTCGCTGTGCGAAATCCGTGACGGATATATTTGATTTGTCCACTGATATTTTACCTGCCTCAGCGTCAGCAGTTGCTATTTCTTCTGTCATAATTGATCCACTCATTAACGCCGAGCGATGGCGATAGTCGCATTATAACACAGTGCTTACATTCTATCCAAATGTTTCTTGGATAGTTCATTCCAGTTTACTAACTGGAGTATTTGGTCATAGGTAATAATGCGACCAGAAACCTGTTGTATCCCATCTACAGATGCTTCGTGTAACTCTTCAATAGTCTCCTCACGAAGCTCGTGGATCATCTTAATAAATCTAGCAAATGCTTCGTAGTTGTGAAGCGTTTTAATATCGTCTTGTATTTGCATTATCTAACTGCGGAACGCATTACTTGAACCATTCTAGGTCCCCTGGACTTAACTTGTTTGTACCAGTTGCTATCAACCATTTCATCTGCGGCCATATTGTAATCATTATTCATAAGACCCTTCTTCATTTCTACAAACTTATTTAGTTTTGTCAAGCCAAGGTTAAATGCCATATCGACCAAAGTCATCTTTACGGCTTCTGGTCTTTTGGCGAAGTTGGGATCATAGGACTGAGCATCCTTGAATGCTTGCGTTAGGCTGCGGTTGTAAAGAGTCTTTGTTTCCTTGTCGGTCAACTCTCTGCCAGCAAACAACTCGTTGATGTTAATGCCTTCCTGCTTAAGGAACTTGCGATTAGACGCATCTTCAAGATTGAAGCCAATCCCTATGGTGCGGTTACCCTTGCTATCCTTGTAAACCTTAGGTTTGTTCCCTTCATTGAGAACGAACATATCAAAATAGCTGTTAGCTCTTTGATCCTTTACTCGTTGATTCCCAAACTGCTGGGGTGTCATGTTGTCTGCCATAATATAAGTTATTTCTTGGAGGCGTAGTTCAAATTCATATTTTCTAAAAAATTTTTTATTTGCTCCAGCCGGGAACGATGCACCATAAGGGTGTCCATTTGACCGCTAAGTCTCATGTCATGATAAACAAGCTGTTTTTCAAGATTATCAATCTTTGCCTGTTGTGCTTCAATTGTTTCAAAACATTTACTGATATCTTTATCTATCAAATAAACAGATAATGCAGTAAGCAAAATTAACGCAGGAAAAATTATATTTTTTTTAATCATACAAGCATATATGCTTTACTGCATATTCTGCGTTTGTATATCGCCCATT